CAACATAATAGTTTCTATTGGTAGATGAATCATCTCTATAAGTAAATTCAAGTAAAGTATTGCTTTGAATTGCTGATAATATATTAGATCTCATTGCCTTTGAAGAATTTCCTTTATAGGCTTTATTAATATCAATATTTACAGACCATCCAAATTTAGTATTTAATTTCTTTCTATATTCTAAAGTTAAACTAATCATATCAGGTGAAACTATCTTAGTATTAGTAGCAAGAGTTATCTTGAATTGTATAGATCTGAATGTTGTTCCTGCACTACTGCCAAATGTATAAGTTGTTATTCCATTTGAAGTTATTGTTCCCATAGCAGTATAAGTTTCAGTATAATCTGTACCATATTCTACTTTAACAGTTTGATTTGCATTGCAATCTGCAGTTTCTACTTTAAGTTTTAATGCCAACTTATCTACTTCAACCTGATCTGCACTAAACCAAGGGGTATAATGTATTCCATCTGTACTATCCTCGTAATTATAATTAACTACCTGTGTAGGATTAATAATATCTGATTGTAATTGCTGATAATATAAAGCCCCATCAAAGCCCCAATACAATCTATAAGGATTGGTTGCTGTTAATGTGCCACCTACATCTGATACAAATCCTGCTGTTATTTTCTTACCCTGATCTGTTCCTGAAGAAGCCCATTTAACTTCCCATCCCATTTCGTTATATCCCAATACAGTACTATAGCCTGTAGTATCATCTACAACTGCAGATTCTCCTGTAGCAAACATATCAACTACAGAAGGAGTAAGTGTACCATCAATCAATGCTATTAAATCATTATGAGTTCCTATTAATTTAGATATACTTCCTCTGTAATCTGAAGGTAATCCATGATCTTTATCAGGCCCAATTACTGAAACTACTGCAGAATTAGTTCCGTTAATATATTTATATATACTTAATCCTGCAGGTATATATACTGAATCTCTCCATCTAATTGTCCCCTTACCATTTTCATTATGAAATGGTAAAGCTAATTGTGTTTCAACCCATAAAGCATTAGTGGAATCATGTGCATATAATCCTTCTTTGGTCATTGCATATAAGATAGGGTTACCACTTGCATTTCTAGCTACAAATAGATCAGTTACATGCCCATCAGGCAATGGTAACTTAGCATCATTTACTTCAGTTCCTATAGATGATGCGTACCAAAGTTGTCCTGTATTAGCTATTCCCCATAATTTATCATTCCAATAAGCAAGAAATTTTGTATCTGTCGTATCGTCTGTGAAGCTACTAGCATCTGAGGTATAAGTATATCCTCCTGTATGAGCTATAACTAAATATAATGTGCCTCCCATTCTTACTTCTAAAGCATCTGTTGCAACATCAGGTAAAGTGTCTAATGCAGAACCAAAAGAATCTGATCCTGATTCATATTTATATACTTTTTTATCAGACCATATTCCGTATAATGCTCCATTAAATTCCTGCAATATATCTAATGATTCTCCTGTAGCACCTGAGTTACTTACAGAAGTAGTTTTTGCAGGTAATACTAGGTGCCTTTTGTAGCGAAGGCTACAGGTACTGAACCAAGAACGATCTACATCTGTAGCTCCTTCCATTCTCTCTACACCTATACCACCCCTAAAATCAGACCAAGATATTACACTTGTTCGTGCCTGTGAATCACGAGTGGTATCGCCAATAGTAACCTTTGCAGGGTAAATGGAGGCAAGTACTTGCTGCACAGGTCTAGTTATTGGATAATAATTTCCATTAAGATAAACTTCATTTTTTTTTATTACTTTATTAGCCATTACCTAACTGTCCTGACATTAGTCAAAAATGGTAAAGCATTTCTTGCCTGTTCTGATTTAGCAAACCAAAATCCTGCAATATTTCTCATTCCATCAACATCAATATCAGGTCTTAGAGATCCTGCCTGTGCTGCTAAAGCAGTTGCATAGGCTACTATATATCTTTCAGGTACTTCAGTTGTGCTAGAGTCTGCACTTAGTTCTGCAGGAATATCTCCTCCTGATAGTTTGATTAATCTGTAAGAAGCTAACGATCTTCCCCTGTCTGACAATACTAAGTCAGCAGTACTTGCTCCCTGTAATGTACCTTCTTTATCTATTCTCCATGTATCTCTTGCTAATTTTTCCCATATTGCAGTATCATTCTTTACTGCTTTAATATCATCAAGCCATACAACACAAGCTCCTAGATCGGAATCATATTCAAATCTTACCTGTGTAATAGCTGTATTATCATGTGGAGCAGTAAAAGCTACCCTACAATATTTCCATATATTTGCAGTTAAAGCAGGAACATCTAATGATTCTTCAATTCCACCTGCATCTACTAGATGTATTTTCAAATTACCTGATGATGTAGCAACTGAAGATTTAATCCAAAACTCTATATAGTCATACTTTGCTAAGTTAACCGAGGTGATAGTATCTGAAGCTGTATCTCCTGCTGAAGCACCTGCTGCAATAACAATTTTATTGGAAGCCGATCCTGTTTTATAATCTTCTGTATCTGCTGTGATAGTAAAATCACTATCTACACTATCATCAAAAGCTGTATTACAACCATGTAATAACTTTGAAGTAAACTTATCTCTGTAATAAACATCCTGTATCATATTAATTCCACTAGGTATTTCCCACCTAGCATTGATTCTGTCTGTATGGAGATCTAGTTTTTCTACAGGATCATATATTCTTCCTGTTATTTCCCATATAGATTGATTTATATATTCATCTATAACCTGTGGATCAAATCCATCACTCCATAATTCATATCCAACTCCTACAGTAACTGTTCCTGTTACTGCAGCAAATGTCATAGTGCCTGAAGAAGATGTATAATCAGTTATTCGTGCTGTTTCTCCGTCATTAGTTCCTGAAGTAAAACGAATATAACTTCCATTGTATTCGTCATCTCCACCAAATAACTTGGTATCTAATGCTGTGGTAGAAGAACCTCCTCCTGATGTAACTCCTGTTATCATCTTGCCTAAGTTTCTACCTACTGTTTTTCTTAAATCTTCTAATGTTTTCCCTTGTGTTACAGCCATTAATATCCTTTACGCATTTTCTTGCCTGTACGTTTAGCAGCTTTCTTAGCTGCAGACTTTCCCTTTTTAGTATAAGGAAATTTCTTTTTACCTACTCTTGGCATTTGCTTCCTCCTTTGCTTTATTAACCCCTGCTTCCCCCATAATTCTTATCTGTTCTTTTAATTTTTTATTTTCTCTGTTAAGAGCTTTATTTATAACCTTAAGTCTGAACAACTCGTCTTCACTCATAGCTTCTGCTATATCACTTTGTAGTACAACTACATTATCTCCGAGCAGCTCTTGCTTTCCGTTTAAATTTTCTGTTGAGTTTTTTTCTGTCAATTTTTGTTCCTCCAAAATAAAGTTTCCCTGTAGAGCTTTCAGCTCTTTTTAATTTACTAATTCTTATTTCATCTAATACTTTACCTGCATCCTTTCTTTCCTGTACTGTCATCTCAGGTTTCTTTTTACCCTGTACTCTTACTTCCTTCACCCATGTTTCGTGAGCTTCGCCTATCATAGTTTCAATAGCATTATGTGAGTAAGGGTCACTTGGAGTAAAAGGCACATGATGTAATACTGATCTACGTTTTGTAACTGAATCATAAAAAGCAAATGACAAGGATTTAATACTACCTGTCCCATACTCTCCTAAAAGAGTAACTCCAACAGGTAGTATTAATTTTCTATCGTAAGTTTCTGATCCTACGAGTTGCATAACTTAGTATCTGATTGTTAACAGACACATTTGTTTATCTGTATCTACAGAAGGAATACCAATCGCAGTACCTATTGATTGAATATCATCCTCTCCTGATAAGTCATAAAGCTCTGCCCTTCCATCTTCGCCTGATGCCTGAGATATTTGTAATCCGTCACCAACTACACCAACTGCAGCTCCAATAGCCACACTTCCTATACCTGCTGTTTGGATCCAACCATAATAACTAGCTGTCATAGGTATTGTAGTAACACCTAATGCACCTGTTTCCATAGTGCCATCTCCATCAATAATCTTTACGGCTGCATATGGATTTACAAGCAAACCAAAAAGTGATGATGATGTAGTAGCAGTTACAAGTCCATCAGGTTCGTCAATGGTAATTATGACAGTATTATCATCTGATGCGTCATGAGCAGGATGAGATTTAATTCTGTAAACCTCTCCTTCTCCCGGCCCATCATTAAAGATAATGTAACCATCTGCATACTGATCTTTAGTTAAGTCGGTTGTTGGTACTTCTACACTTACTGCTGTTGTACCGGCAGCATTAGTACCTGCAGGAACATCCATGTCGTGAGCATTAACAGTTAATGCAGTACCTGCATCTACTATCATTCCTGCTGTTGTTATAGCAGAACTTCCATTTCTAGCATAGTAAAATACTCTGCCATCAGGAGTAACTCCCTTTGTACCTAACTTCAGTTTTTTACCTGAAGTTTCTTTTTTTTCTTGTCCATAAGACAAGCTAATTTGATTTGGAAAAGCCATTATACTTTCCTCCTTATTTTTATTTACGGGTATCTTATACACCCCGTCTTCAACCGATTGTTAAAAAATCGTATAAGCTCGGTCAAAGGTTACACTTATACTAAAGAAGGAGAGGTTAGATAGAGGATTTCTTCTCTACCTTGACCTCTTCCTTTACTTTTTCTGCTTTAGGATTGCATTTACACTTTCCACCTTTAGCTTCAAGTCTGCATTTGCCATCCCATTCTATAGGAAAAACTCCTATTTTAGCTCTTCTAATTTGTGTTTGATGATCACTTGGTTGATTCGGATATTCAGAACCACAAGGTTTAAATAAATTACCATCAACATTAAACATAGGAATATGATTATAGTATGTTGTTTTACTTTGCCATTCAGGCAGTAATCCATCAAATTTATCTATTCCCATATTTTCCCTTTGATCGTTAATTTCTTTTCTTTTAATTTTACCCTGATGTCCGTAATAATGATTAACCAATTGATACCTCCACTTTTAATTATTATGCTGATGTTGAAGGAGCTGCTGCATCATAAGTTAATGGAGCACCTCTTGAATCATCTAGTTCAAACACACCATAGTCAGAAGTCATAACCACTTCAGTTGCCCTTAGTGATGCATCTCTCTGTCTTTCTGTTCTAGTTTCTACTGAATTAAGAACTGCCATAGCTGATTTTTCAGCAATGACACCAATAGCATCATCACTTCCATCAACTGACAAGTTTCCATCTTCAAAAATAGGAACTCCATTAAGAGGTCTAAGACCACTAAAGAAATTTCCTAGTAAGTCTTCAGACCAACCCTTTGGTACAGGGTAAGTTGAAGAAGCTGTTACTGCTGTATTAGCAATATCAAAAACAGCATTAGGATGTTGTAATATATAAATATTACTTCCAAACTTGTTTGCCTTTGCATATGCTATTGCACCTGCAATATTAGCTAAACTTGCTGTAGCTGCAGCTGCACCAAGAGTGGTGCCTCCGTTTAAAGAACTATACAATGAATGAACATCTGTATCTTTCTTTCTTGCCATTGCATCACCTAACTGTTTACCAATTATTGTGAATACATTGTTTTGTTGTTCACGAACAAGTTTATCAGTTAAGATAACTTTAGCTCCGACTTCTGCTGCTGTTAAGTCAACAGTTGTCATGCCAATTTCTTCCTCATCAACAATGTCGACACCATCTGCTAAATCAGATATTGTCATTTGCCCTACTTTGGGAACTGTTACTTGTTTAGCTCCCTTTGGAAGGCTGAAGCTCTCTATGAGAGCCATTGCAGGAGCATTGTGCTCCTCTGTATATCTAGCTGCTGCGATAATTATCTTACTCGCATTTTCTAGATTGCCTGTTGTCGCTGTCTGTGCCATTTCGACATCTCCTTATTTTAAGGTAAATAAATTCAACCAATACCTGCTGCTCTACGAGCTGCTGCATCAGTTTCAGGGTTGCGAACCCCCTGATTGTAAAGATCCAATAATCTTTCCTCGCTAGAACTAGCATTTGCAGGAGCTGTGTTATTATCATAGCTCTGTGAAGGCACCTGTCCTTTTTTAAGTCTAGCATTTTCTTCTTTTAATGCTCTGACTTCAGACATATGCTTTGCAGCTTGTTCCATTTCCTGAGGATTTTGGTACTTTAAAAGTACTTCAGGATCTACATTGAATTTTTTACCAAATTGTAAAGATGCTTTAAATTGTCCTTCTTTAAACTGTATACCTCTCTGATAGTTCTGCTCTGTTTGTACTTGCTGAACTCTGCTTTGATAGTAAGTATCTGCAGCATGTTGTATCTGCTCATTACTATATCCTTGTTGTGCTAACTGTTGTTTATAATTTTCAGCTTCATACAATAACTGACTTTGTTGATTTTGTTGCTCAACTTGTGCCAATCTCTGCTGTGTTTGCTCAAGTGTTTGCTGCACATTGTTTTCAGGTTCTACAGAACTAGGATAAGTTCCCACAGTTTCTTCAGCTTTAGGAGCTGAAGTTTCTGTTGTAGTAGTTTCTGATGCAGTAACTTCTGAAGTAGGTTCTGCAGGAGCTTCTGTTGGAGCTTCTGTAGCAGGTTCTGTCTGAGGCTCAGCTACAGGAGCTGTAGGCTCTTCAGATACCATGTTTAATTCAGGTTGCGTATTTTCATTTTCGTTTACCATTTGTCCTCCTATATATAAAAATAACTAAATTAATCAATTTTGTCAATCCTTAAGGATTAAATATAAATCTCTAGAAATCTGAGCTAAATCAGGTCTTTCCTGAGCATTTAAATAACCTTCTCTTAATTCCTGTGCTTTCATAATTCTTTTATATTCTCTTGCTTCTCCAAGATATTTTATTCTTTCTAAGAATTGATAAGGAATTGATGTACGAGAAGTATTTCTTGCAATAACTGCCTGTTGCTCTAAAGATAAAGAGTTCATTAATTTCTCATATTCAATTTCCCATAAATCCCAATCCTGCATTTGAGTACCCGGAATCCTTGTTAATTCAAATAAATTATAATATTTATTTAAAGCAATTTTCTTAGGATCTGTTTCGTCAGGATCTGTTTCGTCAAATTCAATATCATATCCTATCTCATGTTTTCTTCCTCTAGTAAAACTTTTTAGTTGCCTATATCTGTCATACATATTTCTGTTTCCTTCAGGAGTATTGGGATATATACTAGTCATATATTTCAATTCCTCCTCAAATTCTTTTTCAATTCTTCCTATATCATTAAAATATAAAGCAAAATCATTTGTACCTCTTTTTACAGATTCTTCCTGCAAAGGAGTTAATTGTTCCATAAGGCTATGTCTTAATATATCTTTTTCAAATGGTTCTAAATTATTGTAAGGAGCATTTAATATATCCCATGATGCTTCTCTTAATATCCCTGCTGCACTTTGTGGGTGTGCTCTTAAGCCAACAAATTCAGAAACAGCCCTTGTTCCTCCTCCTGATACTTTATCACTCCAATCTAAATTTCCATGAGTATTGTCAAATACAGATCCTGATATCCACATAGGAACTACCATTTCACTAAAAGGTTCAACGAAATTTGTTAAAGTATCAAACCCTCCATCTCCTTCTCTGAATTGTGGTTCTCCTATATAATTTTCACCTACAAGGAAATCCCAAGCTGTTGATGGAGTAAAACCTAACTGACTTCGCACCCATCTTAATCCGGGATTATCATCATGTAAAGCCATAAAGTTTTCCCAATCTTCCATATCTTCCTGAGTTCCTGTTTTATAAAAGAAGTTCATTGCCTTAGAAAGTATTCGTGCATCAGATACAAACTTAGATCCCGGCCCAACTTTTTGGTTATTAAGGGAGAATAAAAGAAATTCACCACTAGAAGGGTCAACCATTCTACTTATTTTTTCTCCTGCTTCTTCGGGAGTTTCTCCCCTTAAAGCAGATGCTCCAATCTGTAATGCAACTGTAGTCATAAATAATCCTGTAAATAAATTGATTAAAGCTTTTTGTGCTAAATATTTTTCTAAAGGTTCTCCTGTTAAAGCCTTAACCCATATTGCTGCAGTTGCTCTTCTATACCTAGCTGCAAGAAATATCATTGCTTCCTTATTTTGTTGATTA